TTCATTTTCTTTTCTATCTTATTTTTTGTATTTGTCCTCATATACGAATCAGATTCATTTAATTCACTACATGCGTCTTTACAATGATCTTTACTATAGCACCATTTACTTATTCTTTCAACTAATTTTCTTACTCGTTTTTCTGGTCTTTTTCCATAAGAATCAAAATAATTGATTATATTTTTATCTAAATCAGCATATAAAGCAACCCAATGAGATCCATTTTGCCAATGTTCATCTAAATTAAATACAAATCCTAATATTTCCTTTCCTGATTTATATAATTCATCATAATTAATATCTTTAATACCTATAAATGGTAATTCATCAAAATCCATGGGGACAGCACCAAAAAATTTAAACTTCGGATATTTTTTTCATATTGTTCCATAACTTCGTTTATATGAATTGTACTTAACCATTCAAATTTACCTGTTGGACCATTTGGTCTAAATGTATTTGTTAATATATCTTTATCTTTCATTTGTTTAACAAACTTTTGTTTTAACCAACATATTTGATTATCACATACATTTTCTAATCTACTAGTTAATGCCGATAGTAGATGTTTTTTATCATTTTTTATTTCTATTTGTTCACCTTTCATTTTCCCCTTTTCTACAAATATATTATATGCAATTGCCATTTTTTTTAAATCATGAACAGTAAAACAACTTCCTTCATTATAATCCTTACTTGGAGCACATTTATTATCTTGATCACTCATTTATATTAGTATATATATTTTTTTTATTCATTATATAAAATAAACTCGCCCTCTTTTACTTCACCTATTTTAATAACGTCTTTGTCATATATTGTCCCACCTTCTTTATTTTCAATAAAACACACTTTTCCATCTATTTTGGTCTTTTCTAATACATTTATATTTTCTTCCAATTCAGTTAAATTATTTTGAATTTCTGCTGTTTCTGAATCAGAACCTTCTTCAATCAATTGTATTTTTTTACTAGTCTTTTTCAAACTTTTCTTAAAATTTTTAATATATTTTTCATGCATTTCATTATAATCTAATTCATAATCTGTTGCTATTTTTAATAATAAATCTTCCTGATATTTTACTAAATCAACATAATAACCTTTTTGTAAATTTTCAATTATTTGATCATAATCCTTGTTATATGTACTTCTTAATTTATTCAATGCTTTTAAGTTACCTTGTAGTTTCATTTTTATATATATATAATGTTATTAATTCTTGAAATAAATTTTTCCATTTTTTTAAGTATTATAACTGATATTTTCTTATATACAATCTACGTTTTTTTAAGTATATATATAAATAATTCGTTATAATAAATATATTTAAAAATTATATATTTATAATAATTAAATGAGTTTAATATTTGATAATCCAGATTATAATAATATTTTAGATGATATAAATAGTAATAAGAATATAAATAGAGATAATGTTTGTGCTATATGTAGAGATAATTTATTAGTTGATACAATTGATTTACATTGTAAGCATAGATATCATACTGAATGTTTGCTTAATTCATTTATAAAATATGATACTAAAAAATGTCCATTATGTGATGACCATTTTATAATTGAATCTTATAAAACAACATGTATAAAAAAAATGAACAATAATAAAATATGTAATAAGGTTTGTTATAATAATGAAAATTTATGTAAAGTTCATGTTAGAACATATTTGAAAGAATTAGAAAAAAATGCTGTTAAGGCTACTAAAAAAGAAATTAGTAAAATAAAAAAAACAATTAAAACTAAAAATACTAAATTGAATGCATTAACTAAGGATATAAATTATTTACAATCTGAAATTCTATCATTAGAAATTCAGTTACAGAATATGCAATAATATTGAAATTGTTAATTTAAAGAGATATAAATTAATAATTTTAAATGAATGAAGAAAGACAATTAGGATTTCTTAAAGAGATCTTAAAAGATTTATGTAATACTACGGATATCATATATGATGATATATCATCAATTAGAGATTACGTTATATTATCAATTAATATGGTATTTGATGATATAAATATAGATTTAATAAATTATAATTTAACAAAATTATTAAAATTCACATATCAATATAATGATAATTACTCAGGGAAAATTATATATAATAAGGATCAATTGGAAGTACCAGATGAATATAAAAAATTAGTTGATCATGTTGACTTTATTGCAAATATTCCTCAACCTGAACAAAGAACACAGGAATGGTTCGATATGAGGAAAAATATGATTACTGCAAGTTGTGCAGCACAAGCAGTTGGAGAAAATCCATATCCTAATCAAAAACCAGATGATTTAATTTTAGATAAATTAAATTTAGGACCACCATTTTTAGATAATAAGTTTGTTCATCATGGTAAAAAATATGAGGAAGTTGCAACAAAAATATATGAAAATATATATGATATAAAAGTAGAAGAATATGGATTAGTTCCTCATATCGCAGTACCACATATTCCATTTGTTGGTGCAAGTCCTGATGGTATTGGTAGTAAATTTACTCTTTCAAATAAATTTTCTCCAATGATAGGTCGAATGTTAGAAATTAAATGTCCTTATTCTAGAAAAATAAATACAAAAGGTGAAATAGATGGTGAAATATGTCCTCATTATTATCATTGTCAAGTTCAACAACAATTAGAATGTTGTGATTTAGAATATTGTGATTTTTGGCAATGTACATTAAATGAATATTTTTCTAAAGAGGAAATGTTAGAAGATGAAACTCCATTCAATTATAGGGAAGAACAAGATGTTTTATTAAATGTACCAGAAAATTGTAGACAAGGATGTATAATTCAATTATTACCAAAAAATAAAATTACTAGATTCTGTCTGTTTGACGCAAAATATATATATCCTCCAAATATTGATATGTCAATGTATGAATATGATCAATGGATTTTAGACGAAGTAACACATCTGGCTCAAAAATATCCTGATTTAATGAAAAATTATGTTTTTGATAATGTTTTATGGTGGAAATTAGCTGTATGTCATAATGTTAAAATTAAACGAGATAAAGAATGGTTTAATTCAAAATTACCATTATATAAAACTTTATGGGATAGAATAACATTATATAGAAGTAGTAAAAAAGAACTGGATAAATTTGTTAAAGAATATAATGAAAAACATAAAAGAAAAAAAGATATTGTTACTGAAAAAGAAGATGAATTATTATTTGTTGATTCAGAAACGAGTGAAGATATTAGTACTCAAGAAAAAACTAATATTTTTATAAAAACAAATAATAAAGAAGATAAGAAATCTGTATTATTTGTTGATTCGGATTCTGAATCTGATTAATATACAAACATATTATAAAACCCATTATTATATTTAGTGAAATTAAAATTAACTTTTTTTACTTCTATTATACTACACGTTGAATCTTCTGTTATAATGTCATAAAATAATAACATTGCATGTGATGTATTTGATTTATATATTAATACCAAATGATAATATGTACTATTTACATTTGAACAAATAAATGGTTTTATTAATTCCATATATTCATTATCTTCTATAGTTGATACAGTAAATTTATTAGTTCTTTTATATTCTAAAAAAACTTTTCTTATATCAAAATATGATACAGACATATTTAATTTTTCTGTATAAATTATTTTATTTTCTTTAATATATTTATTAATTTTATCCATTATTATTCATAAATATATTTATTATTATCTGTGTTATAACTTAGTTTATTTATACCTATAATTTTACTATCAAATGCTTCATAATTAATTACCTTCGCTGAATTTAATTTATTATTATTAAAATCTGCTAATATTTTTTTTTTTATAATTTCTGTATTTTTATCATTATTTATAAAATATAACTTTATAAATTCTTTTAATTTAATTTCTTTTTGTATTTTTGATAATTTATTCCATGATTTTCTATACGCATATTCATCAATTTTTGCTAATCGTTTATCTATATCCGATTCAAACTTATTTAAATCCTTCTGTTGTTTATCAATGTTTTTAAAATATATAATTAAATCATTTATTTTATTTAAATAAAACTTATCTTTACAATCTTCTTTTACACATTCTAAAAATGTTAACTTATTAGCTTTTATAATATTATCAATTAATTGAGTATTTGGTTCCATTTTAATAAAAATATATCCAATGTTTTAAGTATTTATATTTTCAATTTAAATGAACAATTTTATATATTGATTTGTAATGACGACTACACAAATATCCTTTACATTTATACACAAAATTACATCTTTTCCCTTTATTTTTTCCTGATTGAACAGTT